CATACTAAGAGCCTTAACACATGACGTAGCTGAATTATTTACTGGAGACATACCAGCCCCTGTTAAATGGGCTAACCCTGATTTAGTAGAAGTATTAAAAAGGATAGAAGATAAGTATGAGAGTGATATAGGTATAAGTTATAAACTTGAACCAACAGAGGCTAAGTTAGGTAAACAAGCTGACATGTTTGAGTTATTAGTTTTTTGTGTACGTCAAAGGCGTTTAGGTAATACTAATATGAATGAAGTTTTTAGTAACGGTGTTGAATATTTAGCATCAAATGATTTAAATAGTAGGGGTAAACAGTTATTAGGATACCTCACTAAAATATACGGAGGTATATAAATGGAAGGAAGTGATTTTGGTTTTATTAAAAAACTAGCTAATGATGACGTAACAGGCTTAGTGAGGGCTCAAGAAAGTTATGGGGATAGTTGGCGTAGTCGTGGTGGGGTAGGTGCGTTTATGATGTTAGCCCGTAAGTGGGATAGGATAGAAAATCAAGTTAGTTCAGATAACTATGACATATTTAAAACTATATCTAATGACCCAAGTAAAGACGGCATACTAGATGACATACGTGATTTACGTAGGTATTTACTATTAGTAGAATCTCAGTGTAGTGAAAAACCTTACGAGGATAACACAGAGTATTTTGGGCAATGATTAGAGGTATAACATTCGGGGCTTTTGATTTATTTCATGCGGGACATATATTGATGTTAGCTGAGGCTAAAACCGTGTGTGAACATTTAACGGTGTGTATACAAAAAGATCCTAGTATAGATAGACCTACTAAAAACACACCTATACAAAACATAGTTGAAAGACAAATACAAGTTAAAGCATGTAGATATGTTGATGACATATTGGTATATGAAAGGGAAGAAGACTTACGTAACATATTACGGGGTGTACAATGGGATATAAGAATTATAGGTGAAGAATACTATAAAAAACCATTTACTGGTCGTAACGAGTTTGGAGTTAAAAAGATACATTGGAATAAAAGGGCACATCAGTTTTCTTCAAGTGAACTAAGGAATAGAGTATGCAAAGACAAGTAAGTTTATTTACGCCCGAGGTGGACTGGACACCACCAACTAGTTTACCTGACCTGAGTGGATACAGTGAGGTAGCTATTGACTTAGAGACATATGACCCACTATTAATGTCTCATGGTCCATCTTGGGCATTCCCAGATACTGGGTATATAACAGGTATAGGTATAGCGACTAAAGATTTTAGTTTGTATTTCCCTATACAACATGAAGGTGGTGGTAATTTAGATAAAGGTTTGGTTTTAAAATGGTTTACAAAACAAATGTCTTATGAAAATGATAAAGTGTTTCATAACTCTTTGTATGATGTCGGTTGGCTTAAACGCTACGGTATAAAAGTACATGGTAAAATACAAGATACAATGTTTGCAGCACCCCTTATAGATGAGAATCAATATAGTTACTCACTTAATAACTTAGGTGAAAAATATTGTGGAGAAACTAAAGATGAGACTCTACTTATAGAAGCAGCAGAAGCATACGGGCTAAACCCTAAAAGTGAGATGTATAAATTACCAGCTAAATATGTTGGTCCCTACGGTGAACAAGATGCAGAACTGACTTTAAAATTATGGCAGGTATTTAAAGAGCTGATAAAACTAGAGAATGTAGGTAAGATTTATGACCTTGAAACTTCACTAATACCTATACTACTTGACATGAGATATAAAGGCGTACCAGTAGACCTAGACGTAGCTGAACAAGTAAGTAAAAAATTAAAAACAGAAGAGTACGCAATACTTAACGCTATCAATAAAGAGTTTGGTATGAAACCTGACCTATGGGCAGCACAGTCAGTAGCTACAGTATTTGACAGAGCAGGATTAAGTTACCCACGCACACCTAAAACTAACGCTCCTTCTTTTTCAGGTGATTGGCTAGAAGCTCATGACCATAAGTTAGCTAACAATATAGTAAGAGCACGTAAGTTAAACAAAGCTAGAACTACCTTCATAGACAAGATGATACTAGAACATAACGTAAACGGCAGAATACACGGGGAACTTCACCCGTTACGTAGTGACCGTGGCGGTACAGTAACAGGTAGGTTTAGTAGTAGTAACCCAAATCTTCAACAAGTACCAGCCCGTAACGAAGACATCGGTCCACTAATACGTAGCATTTTTATACCAGAAAAAGACCACTACTGGGGTTGCTTTGATTACTCTCAACAAGAACCTAGACTAACCGTACACTATGCCTCAGCTACCGAGCAAGAAGGTGCAGAAGAAGCAGTAGATGCGTATCGTAATAAAGACGCAGACTTTCATCAGGTTGTAGCAGATATGGCTAATATAAGCCGTAAAGAAGCTAAGATTATTAACTTAGGTTTGAGTTACGGTATGGGTAAAGATAAGTTAGTTAAACAGTTAGACTTATCTATGCAAGAAGCAGAGTTATTATTTGATACTTATCATAAAAGAGTACCTTTTATTAAAGGTCTACGTGACCAGTGTGCTAGACTAGGGGCTAACCGTGGATACATAACTACTATAGCTGGTCGTAAATGTAGGTTTAATTTATATGAACCTATGAATGATAGAAAGACACCGTACCCATATGAGAAAGCTGTAACCGAGTATGGTAGTCAAGTCAAAAGAGCCTATACCTATAAAGCTATGAATAGACTTATACAAGGTTCAGCAGCAGATATGACTAAACAAGCTATGGTTGAATTATACAAAGAAGGCATACTACCACATACCCAAGTACACGACGAGTTAGATATATCAGTTACTGACCCTGACCAATGTGAACTTATTATGAAAGTTATGTCAGATTGCACACCTTTATGTGTTCCCAATAAAGTTGATGCTGAGATAGGTAAAAGTTGGGGAGAAGCAACAGTCCATTATAAGGAGTTTTTTAATGAGTAAACGTACAGAAAAAGATAGTCTATATAATAAAATACATAACCATGCTTTAAACAAAGACATGACGCTCGAGGAGATGGGTATCAAATACGGTATCACTAAAGCACGTGTGTGGCAGATTGTTAGGTTTAACCAGCTAGGTAAGGGTGATTACTACACAGGATACAAAGCCTACATGGATAAAAAATCAGAGATAGATGGTACACCTAAACTTACTTCTAAAGAAAGAAGTAACCTACTAAGATCATGGTTAAACAATCGGGATATACGCCTTATAAAAAGTAAATACGACACCTCAACCGTTGGTTAATGATCTTTTTGATTATCCTTTTAATCACTAGTGACTTAAACTATATTAAAGGTAGTTAGCTAATACAGGCTAACGTAACAACCTTTAAGGAGGTATATTATGGCAGCAGCCGTAGAAACTATGGCTTATGCAGGGGAAGTTCCCTGGCATGGGCTAGGCGTTAAAGTTGATAATAACTTAACACCTGAAGAAATGTTAGTTGAAGCTGGACTTGATTGGACAGTAAGTAAGCGTGAAATATTTACATATGACAACGCTGACCCAGATAAGTCTAACGACTTAATTATGGCACCTAACCACTCACTATTAGTACGTGATAGTGATAATACAGTCTTTGGACCATGTGGACCAAAGTTTATACCAACCCAAAACCGTGACGCATTTACGTTTTTTAAGAAGTTTACCGACGCAGGTAACATGACTATGGAAACTGCAGGTTCGTTAAAAGACGGTCGTCAAATATGGGGTTTAGCTAAAGTTGATGAAAGCTTTACCTTACCAGGAGATGATAGGGTTCTAGGTAACTTGCTTGTGTCAGTTAGTCATGAGTGGGGTAAGTCTAATGAAATTAGGTTTACGCCTATAAGGGTAGTATGTAATAATACTCTTAGTATGGCGTTAGCTGATAAGACTCAACCGCATTTTAAAATGGCTCATACTAAAGCGTTTGACACTGACCTTATAGTAACCGCAGAACAGGCACTAGGTTTAGCAAGTAACCGTATGAAAGAATACAAAGAAGCAGCAGAGTTTTTATGCAGTAAAAAATATGATAAAAATAGTGTGGTTTCTTATATAGCTGACCTTATGCAACCTAAACTAGCTATGCAACAAAAACTACTAGAGCAAAGTAAAACTGAAAAAACATACTTAGCCCGTGCTACTATGCTTGATGAGTTTCAACGTGCACCTAGTAAGGTTTATGAAGCGTTAGAACTACAACCAGGAGCCAACTTAAAAAGTAGTGCTGGTACATGGTGGGGTGCTATGAATGCAGTTACCTTTGTCGTTGACCATAAGTGGGGACACGACCGTGACGCAGCAATGCATAACGCTTGGTTCGGGGCTAGGGCTAGTCTTAAAACTAGAGCTATGACTCAAGCTATTGAATACGCTAAAGTTGCATAATGCACCCAGCGTACAATATTAACTTTGTTTACTTCCTACCTGACTTTCCTAGTCGGGTAGTGAAGTTTCCTATGACTGAGATGCATAAAATTAAAGGTGGTGGTATCTACATAGGAGATCCTAAGAAAATGGCTCCACCCTTAAATATAAACCAAGCTGAGCGGTGGTACGAGGTTCACACAGGTAAGAAAAAGAAGTTTAAAACACCTAAGTGTGGGCAGTTTGATCTATACAAAGTACTGATGAAAAAAGCAGTACCATATACTGAGGAGGATATGAAAAATTTATATAAAAATCACAAGGTAGATATACCTAAACCAAATAATTATTGTAAGACTGTCCGTGGTCGTGACCCACACGACACTAGTCTTATACTAACCAGAACTGATAAAGTTCCTATGAGTCAAAAAAATAAAGACAGGCTCAAAAACTATGAAGGTAAACCAACCATTCAAAAAGTTTTAGACAAAGGCGTACTGAATCTTAATGATATAAAATACGATATAAAACTAGGTTATATAACTAAGGGATCTTAGTTATACGCTTTATATAAGCCCTTTTAAGCGTTTGATTAAGTAAATAGGTTATATAGCCTTAGTTTATAAATCAAACGTTTATAAAGGTTTAAAATATTTTATGATTATCCTTTACTCAAGTATATTCAGTAGTTATTATATTAATATAATATTTATATGAGGTATATATGGAAAATCAAGATACTGTTTGGGTAGTAAGCTACGGCTCTACTTCACTAGATAATAGAAGCGAAACACTTTGCTACGACGAAGACTCAGTTGAAGCTTGTTGTTTAAACATTGACGATAGAATGAATCCAGAAACTATATATGTATTTACTAGACCACACAAAAGTGATACACATGGATATTTCTGGAAAGGGGGTTATATAGAAGTTAATGGAAAATAATACTCAAATACCAATACCAAGCAGATCAGAAAGTGCTACTCAAGTCTATTATTTCTACAAGCTAGGTATAGGTGACCACATGGATGTAGACATAAATGAACCTGACGATTTAAGAAGGGTGCGTGGTGCTGCCAGTATATATGGTAAACGTTCTGATAAATCTTTTGTTACCCGTAGTGTGTTCACTGATGAGGGTAAGAAAATATTGAGGTTATGGAGAACCAAGTAGTATCATATTTACGTTGTACTTTGCCAGGGTGTAACAACCCCCTAGCAGGACAAAGAACTAAGTATTGTAGCCAGAAATGTCAAGAAAAAATGTCTAGTATTTTACGTTCAGAAGAATGTAAAGGTGTTTATAAATCTTTAGATGGATGGGCAGGTGGACCTCGTGGCTTAATAAGTGAAAGTTCCGTTAAAAAAGATGAAAGTTTTGTAGGTGGTAATGACCGTTTCAGTATTGATGATTACGGTATTGACCCAGAGATATTTGCTATAGCTGAAGCCAACCATGAAAAATACATACGTGACAGAGGTGAGTATGAAGCTAGAGTAGTAATTGACGGTTTAACAATATTTCAAGAAGAGTATGATAAACATCATAAAGTAGCTTATGCTGTAGAGCGTGCTAGAAAACATGAAGCTAATTTAACAGATGACGAAAAACAACTTAGAAACGATAAACAAAGAGCTATCAGTAGAGAATATTATGCTAAAAATAGAGAATATCTATCTGAACGTCAAAGAAAAAGATACGCAGAAAACTTAGAGAAATACAGGAGTTATAGCAGAGAA